CATAACAAGCATATCAACGACGGAACGGCCAAAGATTTGCGTATACATCGCCGCCTTTTGGGCCTGCGTGGATAGTTGGCTAATCTTGTCCGCAATCGCGCCGAATTGCTCAGACAATGGCAGGCTGATTAGTGTCTTAGCATCTAAGCCTAGAGCGTTCAATGCTTCTAGTGCCGCACCCGTGCCTATTGAAGCCTCACCCAACCCCTTAGTCATCTTCTTTAGGTTGGCCGTCATGCTCTCAACGGATACGCCGTCAAGTTCCGCAGCCCGCGTAAGTACCTGCACATCCTCGGTGGTAGTACCAAGCTGTTGAGACAGCATCAACATGCTATCCATGCTCTCGCGGGTGGTGTTGATTATGCGGGTTAGCCCGTAAACGCCAGCCGTAGCAAGCGCACCAAACGCCACCGCGCCACGGGTTGCCATACGGCTAAGGTCCGCAGACACCGTAGCAACGCCCTTGTTGAAGTTCTTTAAGGACGATTGCGCGGACTTCATACCACGGGTGAATAGTTCGCTCTTGGCAATGAGGCTAACCGCTAGCGTTCTAGTGTCTTGTCC